TCAAATAAAAAATTACCTTTTTCTAATTTAGTTGGAAACTTATTTTCTTCATAATCCATTACCAATATATTCTTACATTTTTTACTGTTTTCAAATTTAGTAGCAAACTCAGTTTCTTCTTTAAACTCTTGATCAAATTTATTCTTAGTATACAATTCTTGGACACGTGAGGGTATCCAATGTTTACCACAAACTTTATAATCATTTAATATACTTGTAATTGTTTTGAAATCTAATGTTAGTGTTTCTGAAAATGAACTAATTTCTTTTTCTACTGTAGGATTCCAAGTATCATATTCATAAAATTTTAATAGTTCTGATTCCGTTGAAAGAACTGATAATATTTGACGAATAGCTTTGATATCTTTTACACCATTACGTAATGATACTATAAGACGTATTGCATTAAAGTTACTATTTTTAAATAATTTTTTTGTAGATGGATCACAATCAAAACCAAATGGCGCAGTTCCTAAACTAAGACCATTGTGACGTCTGTATGCAACATTATTAATGATTCTACTTCTAATAGATTTCCACTCATTTTCACTATTTATTAATCCATCTTCGATTAAACCATATGTTTCTTCTGATGGATATTTAATATTTTCTTTTACAAAATGTATTGTAATATTGTTCTTTTGACATATTTTTAATAAAGCTCCACCATAAATCATATTACGACTAAAACGTGTAATATCATTTATGATTAAGTTTATATTTTTAGATTTTAAAATAAGATTATGAAGAATTTTTTGTTTTCCGTATCCACTATTATATTCTTTGTGTATTTCACGTATTGTTAGGTTATTTAATTTACAGTATGAAGCACACACATGCTCCTGTACTGCGAAACTTTGGGAATCTTTCTTTAGATTAGATACGCGACAATATATAACATTTCTCATATATTCTTATATATTTAATAAATATAATAATATGATATAGATATATCAATTTTTTGTAGCTATTTTAAATTGTATAATATAGATATCTTACTTTTTTAAGAAATAAATTAATTTATAGTTGAGTTCTAACTCTTCTTGCTTTTACAGGAACTGGTTCTGGTGCTTTTGCGACAGTCTTAACTTTTTCATCTTCTGATTCATCATCCGATTCAGTCAGCTCTCTCTCATCAAGAATTTCTTTAATTTGTGCTCTTAGATTTTCATTTTCAGATTTTAGAAATGATACACTCGTTTCTAATTCTGCGAATCTTTCATTAATATAATCATATTGTTCCTTTTGATGTTTTATCATATTAATAGTTATAATTTGCTCAAACTTTAAAAATTCTTGAGTTACTTTTACTGTAATATTATATCTTGCAATTTGATTTACCTTTGATGTTCCAGTTGTTGATCCAGTAGTTGATCCAGTAGTTAATCCAGTAGTTGATCCAGTAGTTGATCCAGTAGTTGATCCAGTTAATAGTCCAGTTACTTGATCATTTTGGATTCTTTCTAGATTTGGACCAATCATAAATTCTCCAGTAATTAACATTACTGGAGTTGAATAATTTACAAGTGATTTTTCAATAATTGAAATATGATCAGGGAGTGTATTAGGGAATAATGATTTGTCTAATACTCCTTCATAATAATGGTCTCCCATATCTACTTTTAGAAATTGTTTTGAGTCTTTAAGAACTATCTTAGGTTTGCGAATTGTATCCATAATAATAATTGATATAAATATTATATCAATTAGCATTTTTATCAATTTTTTTTATTTACCTAAACAATCATGCTCTTCTAAACATGTTTCATCACAATAACTATTATCACAATCATTACATGTATTATCAGTCGCACATTTGTCACAACATGAATTACCACATTCTGGACAATGGTTTAAATCTGATTCGTGAATTGCTTTGTCATCCATACAAGAATCACATGTAGTATATTTACGAGCACATCCCCAACTAGTATATGAACCACATAAAAATCCATCTACAGTATCAGTTCCACAATTACAATCATCACATACTTCACGTTTACAATTCACACATATCATATATTTATATTGAATTGTATTATCAGATCTAAATTCAAGTGTTTTACCACACTTACATATTTTCTTTGGTGTAACTTCTTTTTGTTGTTTAACTTCTTTTTGTTGTTTAACTTCTTTTTGTACCTCCTTTTGGACTTTTTCCTTTTGTATTTTTTTACACATATACTACTTATATATTAATCTTTATCTTTTATAAATAATTGAAATATAAAGAATTTTCAATAAATATAGTAACATATAATTAAAATATATATGAACTTATCTACAGACAATGCAAACTATGTAAACTATGCAAATGTAATGGAATTACCAGATTCCGATAGTGAAACTGTATTTATAGAACCATCTGAATTACCAAAAGATATAAAAATTAAATATAATAAAGAATTTGGTTATTGTTTAGATATATCATTAAAATTATATAAACAGAAATTTAGTAAGATTAAAGATCTATTAAGTTTTACCGTTGAAAATCGTGGTATTTCAAAGTCCCATATTGTTGAACTATATGAGTATTATAAATCAAATCCAAATGCATTTATCAGTCCAATACATATTTTAGCATATTTAAATACATCTAATGCAAATGAAGATGAACGTTTTTATATAGCAGATGGACAACATCGTGTTGAAGCATTAAAACTCTTACTAAAAGAAGGAGTAGATTTTGAAATTTTATATTTTCTCCATGATGTATCAACCGAATTAGAGATACGTACATGGATAAAAAAATTAAATAGTACAAGGCCTGTTGAAATTACTTTTACATTTGAAAAATCTGCAGATCTAATTAAAAAATTAAAACTATGTAAACCACTATTATTTAGTTCGAATGAAAATCATAGATCTGATAAAATTAATGAAATAAGATTAAATAATCTATTTCATGAAATTAAATTCTTCAATAAGATTGATTTAACAGCAGAAGAGATATTTACACATCTTCTACAATTTAATACAAAATGTAAGAATGATTTTTTAAATAAATCAAAGAAAGCACCAAGAGATAAGAAAATATTTGATAGAATTGCAGCAACACATCAATTTTATTGTCTATTACATTTAGAATATAGTTGGGTTCATGCATTTTATAATTATCTTATTAATGATTGCAAATTTTAAATTTTATATATATATATATTATAAATGAATTATTATGAAAAATATTTAAAATATAAAAAAAAATATTTAGAACTAAAAAAAAAGTTAATTGGAGGAAATTGTGATCCAGGAAGAATTTTACGTGATCATGCTGAAAAAGTAGCTCCAATATTAGAGGCATGGGCACCTGGTACATTTTATTACATAATACGACAAATTAGAGCTGGAGAGTCGTGTAATATATTTTGGATAAATAGAAATATTCCAGATAGTATTGCTGGAACCGGTCCAGTAGGAAATCATGTTGATATGTATATAGATCAAACAAGATATGAACTAATTGGATTAACCGCAACAAGAAATGGTCGTCATGTAGCTTCGGGAAGTGTTTCTGCAGATAATCCAGATGGATCCGCAAGATTTATATACCAACATTTATTTAGATAGCGCTAAAAACCTAATGGTACTAAACATTTTTCTATGATAAATACGTCTTCATATTTTTATCTTCATATCTTTATCTTAATCTCTTTTACATCATCTATTTCTACTAAAAAATTAATTATATATTCTTTTAACATTTCTAATCGATCTGTTGAAAAATTAGCATTTTGTTGCTGTATTGTACAATTCTTGTATACATTAATATTAATTATATTCATATTTACAACCGATCTTATAATATTAATTTCTATTAAAAGATCATTATGATTATTTAGATTGTTTGGTAATCCAATCATAACATTATCTGCAGGTCCTAAATTATTTTTTATAAAGTTCTTAAAATTTATAAAATCTTGGGTATTTATATCTTTTAATTTGTACATTCTATAATTTATATATAAAATTATAAGTTATATATATCTTTATAAAATAATGAATTATATTATATATCTATTATTTAATCCATTAAATAATAATACATATATAGGTATTACTAATAATCCTCAACGACGCCTTAGACAACATAATGGTGAACTATGTGGTGGTGCAAAATATACAAAAGCATTCAAAGGAGATGGCGAATGGTTATTTTATGGATGGATAAAATCAAATGAAGGTATTCTAGAAAAAAGAAGAGCAATGTCTCTAGAAAAGAAAATACAAATTAGATCTAGAAAGTTAAAAGGAGAGCCTATCGAAAGAAGACTCACTGCTATAAATAATATACTTCTTGAAAATCCAGATTTAGTTTTTCAAACTGATAATTTATACTTATAAATAAAATTTGTTGATAAAATAATTCAATTTTTTATATCAAGTTATATCCGAATGATTATCTTTTTTTCTTTTCGCTGCGGATAAAAGTCAATAGACTCAACACAAATACCACCACCTGATGTACTTGGTGAATTAATGTAAATATATTTTTTAATTAAATCAATTTTTAGTATCCTCCCAATATCCCTTGGGCGATCTTTTGGATCTTTTAAATTAGAATCATAACAATTATATACAATTATATCACCAATTTTAAAATCATTAATTTTATTGTTTCTATTTGGTACATATGTCATCGTTTATTATAAGATGTAAAAGTAGTGCTTAATACATAGATTAAAATTATAAATAATTTATAATTTTATCAATTTTTATTTTTGTAAAACATACAGATAAATAAATATATCATATATGCAATAAATAATATAAGAAGAATATATGCAATCATAGTTTGCGTATCTAATGGAATAAATGCTTTTTCATCATCACTGTCATTTACTACAAGATTATTATTCGCATTGAAACGCTCAAATGGAGTTTCATAAATTTCAGTAGTTGTTATTGTTGACATTTATACTAATATATTATTAGTATAAATAAAAACTAAATAATTATTAATAAATTTATTTAGATTCAGGTGTTTGTTTTAAGTGAACTAAATAGTAATATGCTACAGCTGCAGCTATAAGTACTACTAAACCAACTGGTATACCTACTGTTATCCATAAACTAAGTGGTTCGGCTTTTTTAACTACAGGAGCTGGGGGTTGGGGTTTAGGTGAAGCACTTGACATTTATATATATATATAAACTATAAATAAAATATAAATATTTTAGATTATATCTTTAATAAAACTATATTATTTATACAATACTATCAATAAATGCGTCTAAATTTGGTTCTCTTCCAAGGAACTTCTTCATAGAATTCATAGAAGGTCTAATTGATCCTTGACTTAACACTTCAGTTAAAAAAGTCTTACCTAAATTTGAATCTAATTCTTTACCTTTAAATTTACTAAATAAATCTTTTGCATATACTAGTGACCACATATATCCATAGTAACCCGCATCATATCCATCCATTAGATGTCCAAATGATGATAATTCATTTGTATTATCCATTACATCAATATCTAATAGTTGTTTTGTTATTGTTTTAACGACATCAAAACTATTTCCTTTAAATTCCTTTGAGTGTACATGCATATCAATTAAACAAAAAGATAGTTGTCTTGCATAATGTGCCCCTTGTAATATATTTCTTTGAACTTTAATCTTCTCAATAATTTCATCAGGTAATGTTGGTGATAAAATCTTTAGAGTTTTTGTATTATAACACCATTCCTCAAACATCTGGCTAGGACACTCAACAAAATCTCCTTCACAATTAAAACTCGCTGTTTCCGAAATTGTACTTGTTGAGGAAATATGGTGCATTACATGTCCAAATTCGTGAAAGAATGTCTCAAGTTCATCAAATGTGAGTAAATCCTTGGCAAAATTACAAGCCATTACTGCAACAGGAAGAGTACTAGAAGATTTAAAAATAAATGGAAATACTGCAGCGTGTCCATATTTACCATCTCTTGGGAATAAATCTAAATAAAAATAACCAATCAATTTAGGATACTTTGTTTTATCTGAAACATCATATACATCATACATTGTTACATCTTTGTGCCACAAAGTATCTTTATATGTATTTGTTTTTTGAAATTTATAAGATAGTAATCGTTGATATATCTCAAAAACATTTTCAACAGTAGCTTCAACAGGAAAATACTGTTTCAAATCCTCTTTATTTAAATTTGATAATTTTTCTGTATGAATTCTCGAATAATATGAAATATCCCATTGTTCTAACTTATCAACATTATCTTTCTTAGCATAAGAAAGTAAAATATTATAATCTCGTAAAACAAGAGGTTTAATCTTTTCACTAATATTATTTAAAAAATTCATTACATTTTCAGTTGATTCAGCCATAGTCTGTTGTAATTTATAATCACTGTGTTGATCAAAACCAAATAACTCTGCTTGTTCTTGTCTTAGTCTAAATACTTTCTCAGCTATTTCAACATTAGTGTCATATGCCTTTCTCTTAAATTCATAATTTAATTGTTTACGAATTTCACGATTACTACAATATTCCATCATTGGTACATAATCTGGATACTTTAAGTTTACTTTAATTTGTTGATTAGAGTTACCCAAACTATCTATACTTGTTTGAAGATGATCTTTAATGAACTTATCTGGTAGTCCATTTACATCATTTAAATTAAATAGAAAGTCTTTATCATAGTTATCAACATTTAAACTATATGCAGAGGTTAGTTCTGCAATTTCTTTTTTAATGTCTTTAACACGATTATATTTTTCTTCTGGAAGATCTAGACCAAGTTTTTTATAATTTAGAATTAAATCCTCCATATAATTTATTTGTTCTTCATTTAATGTACCTTTTTCAAATTGATATTGATTATCATAATAATACTTATATACCATATATAAATCTTTTCTCATATTATTATCAATCTCAAGTTGTTCAATTTCAGTTGATACATCTGTTGCATATTCACGTAGTTCTTCGGATTCATAGAAACTTTTCATTTCTAAATATGCACTATCTATAAAATTATTATTTGAATCGATTGTTGGTTGAATTAATGTATTCCATGTT